CATCCCCTTGAGAGTCAAAAAATCCCGGCCTAAAAAGACCGGGTTTTGTGAATAAGTGATTACTTAAAACTCTTCACCCTTCGCAGGCGCAGCGGCCACAGGCTCAGGCGCGGCAACGGGCGCAGCACCCGCATCATCCGCTGGCCTCGGTGCCCAACCTGTGATGTTCCACTTGGGCTTGCGCGTGTTGCCTTTGCCAACCTTCATGGCCTCGGCGCCAACATACTCGATGATCGGCAACTTGCCAGCGTTCGCATTGCGATCCTTGGCGGCTGCGGTGTAAAGCGCTTCCAATCCCATGTTCGGCCCTGCGCCATTGCTTGACCATTCAACCCAACCCATTTCACGGCTAAAGAAACGCACCACAAACCCACGCTTATGCGCATCACTTGGCTTTGGTCCTTGCCTGCCTAACTCTTGATCCGGTTGCCAATCGCGCACACCGGCTTCGAGCAACAACCAACCCGTTTGCACGTTATCGATGTCAAACAACATTTTTTTGAGTTGGATTTCTTGCCCTGTCTTATCGCTCCACATGTTCATGGATGGCGAGAAACGAATGTATGGAAGTCCTGATCCACCACCGGTAAGTCCTAGCATGTCAAAGTTTCCTAATTAAAGTGAGGTCAAATTTGGCGCTGGTTTGCGCCCAAGTGTTAAGCCACTTGATTCAGCGGTGACCTTATCCGCGAATGCTTCATAAATATCTGGAAATTTTTTCTCCAACTGCGCTGGCGTAATCGGTACTGTTTTCACGGCACCTTTATGCGCACTCAGCAATCCCGCCATTAGTTCATCGTTTTGCCATTTACGCGTTGCGCGTTTCGGTACAAGCGTCCAATCCTGCAACTCACGCCCTGCTTGCAGCGCGTTTGTTACGCGCTCTTTGATGGCATCAATCGTGTGCAACGCATCGTCAGCTACGTTCATCATGGCGTTCAATTCATCTTCCGTGGCTTCATCGATTTGCTTTGGCGTAACGCCAGCAAACGATTCAACACGCGCTATTTTTGCCGGGCACTTTGACCTGGCCGGACACCAGCGGCAATGCTCACCTTCATGTGTTGGCGGAAATGGCGCCAGCGTGTCACGCAATGCCGGTTCAAACACATTGGCGGACCAATCGATAAGTTCGGCTTTAGTCATGAACGCCAAACTGATCTGCGGTTCCTGTGTTGGCTGAATGATCGCAAGCGTAATGTTCTTCACGCTTGCTGGTGCCTTTTGCAGTGCGCCTAACGCGTAAATCTTAAGTTGCGGACCTTCAACATCCACCTTAATCCGACCAGTTTTAAGGTCTCCAACAACCAAGTCAACATCGTTAAAGCAAATAAGATCGGCAGTCCCATACACATCAGCGCCAGCGTAATTAGGAATGCGAAGACGCTCTTCGATGAGGCAAGAACTTTCCATGCGCTTTTCCAGTTCGCCCGCAAAGTCCGTATAGACCTCGGCCCAAGACGCCATCTCCTCGCTAATCTCAACACCTTCAAATTCCTTTCCAACAAATGTATTCGGCGCTGAACCTGTCAGCATCACCGTTTCCGCCAATGCGTGTACCGCTGTTCCTATCTTTGCAGCGTCTCCTGCTTCGCGTGGCGGCACACCTCGTGAGAGTTTGATTGATGCCGGGCACGCTATCCATCGCTCGGCGGCTGATGGTGACCACTCTGAGTGTGCGTTCATTTCTTCTTCCTTTTCTGTTTGAGTTTTAATTTTTTGCGTGCTAGCTTGCGCTCTTCGTGATGCAAGATGCGATGGCAGTTTGAGCACACGGCGATGCACTTCTTAATTTCTTCAAACGCTTTAGCAATGGCGCCATCTTTAACAAGTTGATTGACGCTGTACTTTGGCGGCGAACGATCAACATGGTGGAAATCGATAACGGCTTCGTGTTGAATGCCACATCGTTCGCATGAAAGCGTGGACTTAAACACTTGCCACTTTTTGCGCAACAAGCGTCTTGATGCGAGCACTGCCTTGATTGTTTTTTCGCGGTTGTTTTCGTAATGACGCTTGGCGTAAATCTTTTGCTTGGTTGCTTTAACCTTCGGGTCTTTGTACGGCAAGCGTCTTCCTCCAGTACAACGTATTGGGCAGCCCCCAAGGGTCTTCCGGCTCGAACATTCTGAACCCTGTGGCGATCAACGCATTGGCTGATGCCACATTGTCTGTTGTATCGGTAATGGCCTGCGTCAAGCCTAAGTCCTTGGCGAACTTCAAACGCTCTCGAATCAATTTCTTTTGCAGCCCCCGGCCACGAAACGCTTCCAGCGTACCTGCCCTGGCTAGATACACCGCTTGCGGCGTTTTGCTGGACTGCAGCATGGCGGCAAATCCAGCCAACCGTCCATCGCAATACGCAATCCACCACCAACCGTTTTTTGGGCTTAGTACTGTGTCTAGCGGCAAGCACTCTTTCTGAAGAAAGCGTATGGCTTGCTCGGTGGTTTGTGACATTTCTGTCGCCCGCTTGATCCGAAACATTCAGCATCCTCGTGAACCTCATGATTATGCTATAAGTTTTGTGTCGAATCAACGAAACGCTCAAGCACCCAAGTGCGCATCCACAATGGACGAATGGTTTGCTTGGCGTGTCGCTCATCAAGCCATGTACTCGTGCGCGTGATGCCGCCAGGTGCAACCCAGTGATAGGGTTTGATGTAATGCGGCACATAGGGTATGCCCTCAAGCATGTACACAGGCATCGGATGCAATTCGGCTTTTTTGTCAGTGTTGTTGATGTTCATTTGCCTTGCCATTTATCTAAGTAACGTTGCGCTGATTCTTTCCACGCCGGACCCATCAAGCCTTGGCTGTGATGGATGGCGGAAATGGATGACACATAAATTGATAAGCCTTTCTCTGTAAATTGGCGGCATATGTCCATGTCGTAGTGATGAAAAATAAATTGCTCATCAAACCTTATATCGTTGTCATGAAACGTCTTCGAGTAAGCCGCCATAAACAAACCATCAATCAATTCCACTTCACGGTTTGGCGAGGCAAACACATCCCAACTCGTTAAATACTCGCCGTTGCCACGCGCTACGCAACCGGCCCATGATTGGCGATCTGACAACGTACCTTCAGTGTCCGTAATGGCCCATGATGTTTGACTTGGCGAGGGCTGACAGTTGCCCGCTAAACCAACCAAGTGATGGTCATCGAGTGACGCGCCTAAGCGCATGTACCAATACCAATCAACAATCTCAACATCGTCATGCACAAATACAAGCAACGCCGGATCGTTCTTGGCGGCTTCAATGGCTTCGTTATAACGCTGGCAAAGTCCAGCGGTATTGTTTGTGAACAACTGCGCTTCGATAAACGAAAGATGCGAAAAGCGCTGAATAGTTACGCCTAACGGCGTTCCTGCGAAGTCCTTCCTATTGTGGCGAGTACACGCCACGATTCTTATCGGAATCATTCGAGCCCCCATTTTTCAACGTAATTTGGCCTGTTCTCTTTAAGCCATGGCATTGATTGTTCAAGATTTGATTGCATGTCAACACCAATCGTCATCGAACCAACGTGGTGTATGTAGCTTCGGCTAATCCAATGCTTAAAGCCAATCTCTGCAAGATCGGCGCACATCACATCATCGCTAAACCAATTTAGTGGTGGAAATTGAACTTGCTCAAACGCGCCACGCGGCAACCATGCAAACAAAGGCGATACAACGGCAACTTTCCTGACCGCGCCTTCGCTCTTCCATCGCATACCAACAAACTGATCACGATCGCCTATCGGAACGCGAATGTTTTGGTTTGGCCTTACATAGTCGGAACGCGCTGCAACAAGACCCAATTTGTGACCGCAAAGTTTTCCAAGTGCCTGAACATCTTCCATCAGCAATCGATACGAATAAGGCGTAAGCACAATGTCATCATTGGCGATGATCACGCCTTCGTCATCCTTGGACATAAAGCGCTCAATCGCTCGGTTGTAGTCATCACCAAACGTTGGGCCTTTACCGTTCTCGATACAAAGGTCAATGTCTGGTGCATAGGCGTCAACGCTTGCTGCTAAAACGTGTAACGATCCCTTATCAGGCTTGATCGTTGACACGATCATTTTTATGCCCATTCGCCAATCCTTTTTAGGCACTCAAGTGCGCGACGTCGAACAACTGAATCGTTAAAACGTCCATAACTTTCTAAACCTTTGAGCGTTTCAACACAGTCGGCTAAATTCTCAAGAGCGACGTTTAGTCGCTTTTCGAGTTCGCTTACTTCAGCGCTGGCTTTTGGTGTTCTACCTTTTTTTGATGCTATCGCCTCGAATCCAAACGTTTCGTCTGCCTGTTCTGAGCGGACATTCTCTTCCCTGGTTACAGTTCCCGTTGCAACAATCGTCACTTTTTGTTCCATTGCGATCCCTTTCAGGTTGGCGAGACAATGCCCGCCATAAAGCGTTAAGTGAAAAGTTTTTGACAAAAGGCATCTTCATCGCTGCAACAGGTAACGCGCAATCTGTCCAAGCATTAAGACACCGCCAAAGTAAAGCGAACCAAGCAAAAGCAATTTGGCTTGCCTGTCGCGGATTGCATAAGCCGGTACGCGCTTAAACGTAAAGACAGACTGAATCCACAATTGATCATCCGCCAAATAGTTTGGCTTTGGCGGTTCATAGGAAGATCCAATCTTTGGCCGATCTACGACAACCACGGTTTCACCATTGACTTGCACTAGCATCACATGATCCTTTGCAAGACGGTCATGGCTTGACCACGCACCTGATCAGTCACTTGACCGCCAAGACGTTCAACGTCGGTTAACTCGCCAATGAATTGCCTGGCGGTGCGTAACTTGCGATCTGAATCGGCTGCGATTTGGCGGGTATACGCCAGCAACTCCTTCAGGTTCTCCACTTCCTGTGTACCCATCGTTTTAACTCCTATTGCATCGAACCATATAAAGCAATCAGCGCAGCGTCAGCACGTCCGTTATCCTTAACACGGCTAAACGCTGAACTCATTTCGGGAAACATTTGCATCGCCAGGGCGCGTGCGCCTTCTTTGCCGCCTGTTAGTCGCACAGCGCGTTGCCATGTCAGTGGCGGTACAAAGTGATAGCGAATCTTGAGACTTGCCAATACACCTTCCACGTTACCAAGCGAGCGTCCGAAGTTAAACATGGACGTTACACCTTGACCTGGCATGGCGGACACTTGCTCAATGAAGCATTCGCACTCATGGTCAATTAAGAATGCCGCTAACTCCGTATGGAGTTCGTGCGGCGCAACAAAGCGTTTCACTGACTTGCCAACCTTACGTTCAACCGTTGGCATGTCAAAGACGCTTACAAGTTTCTGACCTTGAACGGCTGCGATAGCGCCGCTCAAACCTGGATCAATACCGAGAATGATTTTCATGGTTTGCAATCATGCACCATGTTTACGAAATGGCTGGCGCATTTCTGACAAACGGCCAAAAAAAAGCCGCCAACGGTAGGCGGCTAAGATCTCAGGGGGAGAATGACAACAGAAAAAGGAGACAGCGGATAGATTTTACGCTATTGCAGCAATCCTGCAAGACGTTTCTCTTCATCCGACATGGTGTCGGCTGTACCCATCACATCAAGCCTAAACGGTTGCTCTGGCGCGGCGGCTTGCCCGGCCAACTGGCCGAGTGCCCCGCCGACCATCGGACGCGTCGTTGCTCGAGCAACTTCACCGCGGGCCATGGCCTCTTGTTGCGTGGCTAATCGCCGCATTAAAGCATCAAGACTTTGTGGTGTTAGCGGCGTTAGCAACTCGCGCCCAAGTATTTCCGCCACATCGCCAACGTTTCCTGCGCCGCGTTGCATGGCCTGCCCAAGCAACTGTGACGCAATAGGTTGTAAATTACCTTGGATAATGGCTGATCCAACAGCCGCACCCGTTGGGCCTGCCTGTTCGGCCATTTCCGCGGCCAGAGGCGCTGTGCGCGATCCGGCCAGGATTCTGTTGCGCACTTCAGTAAATCGCGCTTCTTCGCCAAGTTGATTACGGAACGTGTCAAATGATTGTGTGTCAGGAAACGCGGCACGCAAGCGGCCAAGCGTTTGCGTGTTATCAAACAAACGTGTTACGTCTCGAGCGGTTCCAAACTCTCTAGTAATGCGATCGGCTTGTATCTTGGCGGCATCCACCACACCGGCGCGGAACATGTTGCGTTCCATGTCGGTTAGTTTATTGAAGTCAGCCGCCACTTCACGCCAGTCGTTCTCAGGCATTGTGAATACTTTTCTGCCTTGATCGATGGCGTCTTTAAGCGCAGCATCACCGGCGAACGCAGCTCGAGCGTCCTTGTACTTTGGCACTAAAGTGTCCAGGCGATCAAGAAAATCGTTCTTGGCGTTACGAATAATCCTAGCCTCTGTGGAGGCAAACCCTTCTTTCGTTTGCTTGGCATTGATTACGTCATCAAGACCGCGCTTAACCCAATCAAGAATCTTTACATTTGGCAAATCTTCCAGTTCGCCATAAACAGGCAGGCCATCTTCATCGTAGATTGGACGCCCATTACCATCAGTCTTAAAGCGATAAATTTGCGGCAGTGACTCACCTTCATTGGAGGCCATGCTAACCGCCCGAGCGTAAGCCTTCTTAAAGGCCGGGCGATCTAAATAAGAAAGCAATTCTTTATCGTTCAACACGCCAACTGGCGTATCGTAGGCTTCGGCATAAAGCGGAGCTGCTTTGCGTTTTTGCTGCTCAGTCAAATCACGCAATAGCATATTGGTGTTTTGCAAGCGCTCTTGCGCGGCAGCCGCCAAGTCCGCAATGACACGATCAGATTGCGTACGAACACGTTCTTGCAAAAACTCGCCCCGCGGTCCTTTGGCGGCACCAGGCGTATTAACAGCACCAGCGGCACGCGACAATAGTGATTCGCCGCCAATGTCAGCAAGTGTCGTTTGTTTTCCTGGTGTTGCCTGCATCAATCTGCGCTGCAATTCGGCTGGCGTAAGTTGGTCGCGTTCCATACCTTGAATGATAAGTTGCGCCGCTTTTTGTTGCGCAGCAGCACCGCTTCTTCCTAATATGTCACGCGCCTTGTTAGCGCCGTAGCCTGCAATTCCCATAGCCGGTGGTATGGCGGCACCAACTCCAGCACCAAGACCAGCGCCTATGGCTGCACCTTGCAACGTATTTACAGCACCGCCTTCGGCTTGCCCTGCACCACCCAATGCGCCACCGGCAGCACCCATCAGCGCACCGCGGCCAACTTGTGCGCCAATGTTTGTGCCTTGTAACGCAGTTGGCAATGCGCTTGTAACGGCCTGTGCGCCTCGGGTTACTGCCCCGGCAAGTTGGGGGGCGCGTGCGGAAACGGCTGGAACAGCAGCGCCCATCGTTACAGCGGCAGGCAATAAAGCACCGGCAAGCTCACTACTTGCCGCGGCCACTGGACTGCGCTTTTGGTATTCCTTGATGCCTTCGCGTACTGCTTCAACGTTGTCCTGGTATGAGCCTTTCGTAAACGCCGCTTTAACCGCAGCTTCAATCTCATCGGAAAAGCCAAACGTTAACCCTTGCATAAAAGTGCGAAATGCGCCTGCCTCAACCTCGCCAACACCTCGACGTTGCCTCGCCATAGCGCCAAGGTAACGCGATGGTGTGTAACCTTCTAAACGCAAGTAAGCCTCCATATCCGACTGCGGAGCGCCTTGCTCAAACATCTTGCGCATGTTGGCGGAAACCCGCTCAAGGTTCGTCATTCCTTATCTCCTTGGCGTAAGATTGTATTTGTCCACAAGGCTTGGTGCGCCTGGTATGGCAATGGTGCCAGATAGTGATGGATAGTTCATGCCTTGCGCTGTGTACTGCTTCTTTCGCTCTTCTTCAATATTTCTGATTTCTCTTTCTAGTCCGTCAAGTTTAACTTTGATTGATTTTTCATCATCTGTCGGAAGTGGGATAAATGGAGATAGGCGAGGAACTTCAGCAAGCGGAACGGTTGCGCCTGAAATATCCTTAATTAACATGCTTCCAATGCGAGCAACGGCAGCCCTTGTTGCAATATTTTTCTGCGGCGCAAATGGATCGCGTATGGCGGCTGGAGTCCTTCCTGTTAACGGTCCAACGGCATCAGGATTTTCTTCAACAAGTTTATAAGCCTCTTTGATAGAATTTAGATTGGCTTGATTCTTAACAAACTCTTCCGTTACCGCAGTAGGAATGGTTTGGCCTTTACCCATTAATGGCTGACCCATTGTGTCGCCAATCGTTGGCCCAACAATTTGCCTTGTTGGTTGCGTCATGGTCTTTGATGTATAGAACATTCTTCCGGCGGCATCCGTAACCAGGTCAACGTCTCCTTGTGCTGCACGCAACGCTGACAAATCAACTTCCCGCCCTCTAAGTCCAAGCTCACGTTCTCTAAAAATATTTTGCTGCGCTGTTTGCCGTTGATCAAATGCAAACTTGCGCTCATTCAAATCTTGTGCGCTTAAAGCTCTCAAGTTTGTTGCCACCTCGCCTGGCGTCATTTCAACATCGTAGGTGCCAATTGTTTTTCCGGTGTTCTTATCACGAATAAGAATCTTGTTTCCTGTCTTAATTTGCTCTTCGTTAGGTTGTGGCGCTACATCAAGCACTTTAATACCGCCACGCTTGCCAACTACATAGCTAACAGGCCTTCCGCCAATCATGCCCGTGTTGGTTCCTGTGCCGTACTCTTCAGGCTTAACATTTTCACCAATGTACTTGACTGCTTCTGCATAAGGCATTTGCGACGCAATCAATCGCTGCTCTGGCGTAAGGCTTGCAAAAGGTCTTGCCGATTCAACGGCTTTTTCTTGCGCTCGAGCCGCGGTAACCGTTGGACCCATACCTTCAGCGCCCATGGCGGCAGCGCCAGCCTGAAACCGTTGCGCCTCAGTTGGTTGCGCTGTTAATGCTTGGCGTAATGCTTGTTCACGAAGTTGTTGCTGCTGCATTTGAGCCAATTGCATCTGAAACAACTGCCTTTGCAACCCTTGTTGCTGCACACCTTGCAAGCCTTCAGCCAATGTACCGCCACGCGCAACGGTTGAGCCTAATTGCGCAAGCGTTAGTAATCGCTGCCTACGCCGCTCTTCCTCATCCATTGGCATGGCGGGTAAGCCTGGATACTGCTGCAAGCGATCAAGTCCTGCGCCAAAACGGTCAAGTATGTTTGGAGCGTAACCTTGTGATGCGGCTTCAGGCGAATTGGGAAATTGTTGCCCACTGTAGTTTCCGCTACCCGTGAAAAAGTCTAGTAAAGACGCCATGCTTATCCCCTTGTCCTGCGGTCAAGTTCCTTTACAGCTTCAACCAGTAGCCCAGTCACTTTCGGGTAATTCACCGCCATCATGCCGTTATCACCTTGCGCTACAGCATCGGGCATGACACGTCGAACGTCTTGCGCCATTACGCCGCCCGTTCGTTGATCATCGCCCTTGTAGTTGTAGTCATAACCGGAAAGTTTCCCAATTTGGGAGAGCGGCGAATCCATGCGATCAATGTTTTCCTTCATGCGTTTGTCTGAAGGTGCAAACAAGTAGGCCAACGACGCCAAAGTGCTAACACCCTGACCGATCTGCTGACCAGGCGACATGCGTTGCGTTGTGACTTGTTCATTCTGCGCAGGAAACTGACCAAGGCCAGCCTGAAGAATGCCAAGTTGCTGCAACGGATATTGCTGTTGGCGTAAAAAGTCTTGGTAAGCCAAATCAAGTTGCTGTTGTTGCAAGCCTTGCTCAATGCCGCCAACTTGCATAAGTTGTTGCGCTTGTGCTTGGCGTAAAGCATCTTCAGCGCCACCGGCACTAAGCAATTGCTGCGCCTGTTGGCTGCGAATTGCTTGTTGCTGTGCACCTAGCCCTGCCAGTTGCGCAGCCTGCGCCTGGCGAGCCGCAACATCTTGCGCGGCAAGTTGTGCGGCTTGCGTAAACCCTTGACTTGCTAATTGTCCTGCGGTTTGGCCTGCGGCCATAAGTGCTGCTTGATTCGTTAAGCCTTCAACAATGCCCTGGCGCGATCCGCCAAAGGCGCGGGCGCGAGTGGCGGCGGCCAAATTGCCAAGTTGCTGCTGTTGGCGCTGCGTTTCAATGTTTTGCAGCGCCGTGTTGATCACTTGCGTTTGGAATGGATTCACAAACTGACCAATGTTTTGCGCAATGCCTGATGGTTGCATCGCCAGCGACGTTGCGTAATCAACGGTTGCGGTTCCAGGACCAACTTGCCCGGCTTGCGCTAACTGCTGTAAGCCAAGTGTTGTGGCGGAAGTTGGTTCAACTTGCGCAAGACGCTGCAAACCGGTGAGCGTAGCTTGAGTCGGTGCCGCTATACGTGCGCCTTGGTATGGCGTGTAAGGCTGATCGGCAATTTGCTGCGCTCTGCCGTATACATCAAGCGCTGCCGTCTTAAACTCTGGATCAAGTTCAACGCGAGTTGTTGATCCGCCGCCGCTTTTGCTCATAGTGATAACTCCTTGGACATAACCGTCCAACATTCCTTGTAATCTTCATCCGCCAAAAACGAACGAATCCAACCTCGTCTTCCGGATAGTGTGATCATGTTGCATTGGATATGACGCGCCCACGATTCAATGATCGGGCGCATCGCTGAAAGTTCTTCCAGTTTGCCGCCTGCCAAAAAGTAATGAAGGCACTTCTTTTGCGGGTAAACGTGGACTTCAGTAATGACTGCTGATTGCTGACCGGGCCAAAATTGCATCGCCTTGTCAATAACCGCTTTGCGTATGTCTTCAATGGTATGCGTTCCATGACTAAAGCGCAACGCCGCTTCGAGGTATGGAGAACATCGATTCCAATGCGCTAAATCATTCACGCTGCGCCAAATCCGAGTAATGTTTGACCCGCCACAGAAGGAAATCCGCCAGCCAATAAGCCTTGGCTAAACGCGCCTGGCGCAGTGCCTAGCATTGCCATAGGCTGCGCTCGTTGAGCGGACGCCACACGCGCAAGTTCTAGTAGGTCTTCATTCTTTTGCTGACCAACGCCCGTGTTGATAACGCTCAACGCTTGGTCGTAATTCAATCCGCTATTGAGCAAATCATTGAAGTAAGACGCCTTACCTTCAGCGTCACGCGCTTGCAGTTCAGGCGCCATCTGTACAGTCTGACCAAGTTGGCGGAGAAAGTTGAACTGCTGTGGTGTTTGGAATCCAATTGATGAACCAACGATGTTTTGAATCTGCTGATCACTGTAACCTTGACCGCGCAATTGGTTGTAAAAAGCCGCCTTGTCTAACGCCGTTTTGGTGGACACATCGCGCACTTGATTCATCAACGCTTGGTTTGCCGCCAACAATCCAGCCGTTGGCGACTCATTGGCAAGCAATCCACGATTGACCATTCCGGTCACAATGTTTGCAGTTGGCGCTGCCGCCTGCATGGCGGCAATATTTGCCGCTTGCGTTTGCCGTACTTCGGATGCCGTTGGAATATCGCTAAAAAGCCCTTGCTCCTGGCCGTATCCATAGTTAAGCAAACCCGTTGGTGCTAACCCTGCGCGTGCTTCGTAGTCGCCAAGCGGCGCAATGTTGTACTGCATTTCGCCTGACTCAAGGCGTGTGCCGCCAGTGCGCTCGGTCGTGCTGCGTCCCGTTCTTGGAATGGGAATGCCAAGTTGCTCAAATGACGTGGCTTCAACTGGTGTTGGGTCGAGCCTTACAATTTCACCCCGAATCTGCGCTGGCGAGTAACCCTTCTTGAGCAAAGTTTGCACATAGCCTTTTTTCGTTTCAAGCGATGCGTCACGATTCCAATCAAGGCCAAAAATCTTCAATGTGCGCGACTCTGCTGGCTTTGCCGTTGTTGCCCCGCCAGCTGTTGCTCCTCCAGCATTTGTTTCTGGAAGCGCTAACCCAAGTAAATTGAAATTTGATTCGGTTAGCGCCGCTTTGTTTGGCTCAAGTCTTGAAATCTCAGCGCGAATGTCGGCAATGTCATATCCTGAATCGATCATATCCTGGACAAGATTTTGCTTTGCACCAAGCGATGCGGTCGTGTCCCACTTAAAAGTTGCAAATGGATATAGGATTGCCATCTCAGATTCCTTACATGGTAGTGGCGCTTAAGACGCCAGCGTTTGACACCGCCAGTGAGTAACGCGTGCCATTAGGCGAACGAATAATGATCAATTCATCCTGACCCATTTCGATGTTAGTGTTCTTCTTGCGGTTTAATGCGTCAGCCAATTCCAAAGCACGCCGAAACGATTGCTCCTCGATTTGGTTGTATTCAACACCAGGGCGCGGTAGCTTCATCGCTTGCTGCCTTGCCTGGCGTTGAATCGCATGATGCCAACTCGCCAATCGGTATTGTTATTGCCATTGACGCGTACCTTCATTTGCCTGCCCTGTAAGCGCACTGACGTTGGGTTGGCTAACGAATACGGACCATGCGTTGTTTCTGTAGCGGTAGGATACAAGCGCGTTTTGAATGTTGCCGTAACATCACCAAGTGTCAAATCATCCGGTATGAGTTGGTCCGCCACAAGCAAATTGTCGCCCATACCAATTTGATATGGCCCCGATTCAGCATATGGTGCGTTGCCATCATAGTTCCATCCGGCCTCATGCTCATAAACATAACCATCAACGGAACACATCAATGGCGATGTAAATACGCCTTGACCTGTACCGACAGTGCGTGCAAGCGTTCCAATTGTCCAGTGATTTTCTCTGTAATTCCACACCACATAACTGTCAATTTCGTTTGATTCGGATGACGGGTAAAACCAAATGATTTCGGCAAATTTTGAGTTGTGAATTGCGTTGACTTTGCTGATTTGCCCGCGATTAATGTTGCTAAATACATAGTCAGAAACATCAGAGGAAAGCGGCTTGACGTAACCGTCATAAACCCAAAACCCGGATGACCCCATCCATACGGCAAACGTGTCGGCAGCAGCAACGCTTAACACGCCCACCGCGCCACACCCTGTTCCAACCTTCTCAAACCCGTAAACGTATGGCGGACCCTGGTACTGCGCCAAGTGGGCATCCACATCCGTCAAGATCAATACGCCACCGCGAACGCGCCTAGCGCAAATAATTGATCCTGGCGTTGAAAGGATAAAGTCACCGGCCTGGTTCGTTGCTGCTGGCGTCCATACGGTGTTGTCTTCCTGGTCGGACCATTGCACTTTGCGCGGATCGCCGCCAGCGCCAAGCGCAAACAAAAAACGCTCTTCAGAAACAATCAATCCTTTGCAACTCGTTGGTGCATTGGTAATGGCAACGGCTTTAGTTGGCGTGGCAAAGTCTAACTGCCACTCGTATAACTTTCCGTCATAGTCTGAGCACGCCACAAGATATTGGCCCCAGTTGTCCATTGACCAAGTGGTGGCAGGCAGCACGCCGTTAACGCTTGAAGGGATGCGTGCAACACCATAGGCTTGTTCGCCGTAATCTTGATTGCCGTAACCGGTAGACCCTAAAGCGTCAGTGCGCCCTGCGCTAAAACTTGTTGGTGTAATGTCAGCCTGATCGCCATCGCCCTGGTAAGCGTAAAGTTTTGAAGCCGTTCCAACTGCGAGCCAAATATTTGCCGAGTTATCGCGCCAGGCGTACATACCACGCGGAACGCCTGAAGCCTGAGCGGTTGTCCATTTACGCCATCCACCCATAGGGCGAAGCGTACCTTCAAACCAACGCACGAGGTTTGCGTCATACCAACGCCCTTGAGACTGATATTCAGTTCCGTTTCGGTAAATGCCTGGCGGTAATTTGATGGGGACAAGTGGCATGATTAGTTGCTCATGTAAAGGGCCATTTCATCGCGGCGGCGTTTGACCAGGCCCGGCAAC